CATCTAACTTATTTACAAGTATACTCAATAATATGATGTGCATTTACTTACCTCTTAGGCAGCCATTGCAAGTTCAGTGTTTCCACTTAACATTGATGTAGGTCATCACCCAGTGCTGTGTTTAAAACTTCAATCAAAATGTCAAAGCCAGGCACCCCCATAATTTCAAAGATCGGTTTTATATATTGTAGTTTACTTTAGGATGTAAATGGAATGCTCGTTTTAAAGCTTCATATGCTTTTAGAGATCCAAATCTATTTTCTGTACCTATATGCCATTCAATCATTTCATCACGACTATATTCACGATATTCTTTCCAATCATAAATAGTAAAGTGTACACCACTTTCAGTAGCCATCTCCCACTCATTTTGAGTTTTTTCTTTAATGTCTCCATCAGTGTACATTACTTTACCACATACTTTTTCAAGATCATCTTTAGTAGCATAAAAGTGATGCCCATGAAAGCGAGTATCCTCTAAGCTGTAGTTTTCTAATCTTTTTATCATCTTATATTAATGTTTAGTATATTATAATAATAACAAACTTTCTCTCATTCTGAAAGATTAGTATGGCATTTCTATATTTTTATTTTCTTCAGCTTTAAATTTTTCTACCAGCTTTCTACAGATAACTTTTAATTCTTTAGAGAATTCACCTTTATCAATAATCCAATCAATATACCTAGCATCCATTTCAAATACTTCTTTAAAAGGCTTACCTTTATTTTTACCAAAATTGAATACAATAGTTCTCTTTCCGTTTACCTCATCAAATTTTAGCTTACCTCCTAAATCTACTTGATCTGCTCTACGAGTATTTACTGTCTTATCAATTTCTTCAGCTGTTTGTGGCATTTCATAAACTTCTCTCTGTTTTTGAAATATTTCCATTGTAGCTCTAACATCTGCTTCAGCTCTATGTGCACCTTCCAAAGATTTTCCTGTATACTTTTTATAAGCATTAGTTAAATCTCTCTTTTCATAATTACTGTAAATAAGGAAAGGATCCATTACTGCTCGGGTTCTATGATTAAATACAATACCACATCTCATAAACTCTTCACACAAGAAAGGTACATCAAAGAATAATGCATTATATCCTCCTAGATCACAATCGCCTATAAAATCGTTTATTTCAGATGCTATCATTTCAAAGGTAGGTTTATCCTTTAGCATCTCCATTGAAATTCCATGTTTATCTTCAGCTTCAGCTCGCATTTGCACATTACCTGGATTAACTAATTGGTGGTAAGTTTCAATTTCATTACCGTCAAAATCAGTCTTTATCATACAAATTTCAATGATGCGGTCGGCTGAAGTACTTATGCCTGTGGTTTCTAAATCAAACCAAACTATATTTTTATTCATACTATACTATTTAACTTTAGTTGTTATTAAATATTATATAGCTTAAAATAGGAAAAGTTTTAGGATCCTCTTACAACAAGTTTCATATCTGAGATTCTTCCTGGTAATTCATTCATAGTAGCATTTAGCTTTCTTAATGTAGTAACTACTTCTTCTGCATCAGCACCAAAAGCAGAGCCTATTTGTATATTACCAGTTCCACCGCCGCCACCTTCAGGGGTTCCACCACCAGGTAAAGCATTTGCTATTGCATCTCTCATAGAGACTCTATTCTTGGTCAATTCTTTTGTAATTCTTTCTACAGCTTTACCTAATGCTATGTATGCTTTATCATTTCTAGAGAGTTGACTGGCAGATTTAAATAAGTCTCCTAATAATTCAGTCTTATAAGTATCAATTCCATCAATAGCTTTTGCTATCTTTTCAATACCTTCAGCAGCATCGTCTAATAATCCTTTTTTAGCAACATCTCCTAATGTTACTATAAATCCTGAAAAGTCTTTAAGCTCTGCTGATATATTAGGGTTTTCTTTATATAAATTAGCGAAAGTGTCACCAACTGATGTTAACATTGTAGCAATAGATGTTGCAACTGCTGTAGCATCAAACTTTCCAGAAAAAGCAGTTAAACCTTTTGCAATACCTTCTAATGATTTTGAAACTCCTCTAACAGCTTTTACACCTTCTTTAATATTATTCTTATCCCATTCTACATCAATTAATCCAAATAGAGCTTTAGTTTTCTTAGTTACTTTATTTCCACCGATTGATGCAAATGCAGTACCAACAATACCTAATACTTTTGAAACTTTATTAGCAAGGGCTGATGGATTTTTTAAACCTTGAAATGCATCTAAGCCTTTAACTATTTGTGTTAACTGTTTACCTGCTCCACTTACAGAATCAATACCTTCTTGTACTTTATTCTTTTTAATATCAAATAAACTATTAAAGAATCCACCGGCAGGAACTGTACCCTCTTCAGCAACAGCAGCAAATGCCTTTTGAACAAAACCTACAGTATTTACTATAGCATATCCTAGTGTACCTTTTTTATAATTACCATTATCGTCAGGTTCTCCAAATTCAACATTACTATCAATTAATTTTTGAAATGATGTTAGCCCAGTAGCTAATCTTCTTAGAGCTTTACCTGCATCCATAACAGAATCAATACCTCTTTCAACTGCGTTAGGACTAAATGCGGTTCCAAATACTTTACCAAATAAACCACCTGGATCTGATGGCTCACCGCCTGCTTGTGCAAATGCTGCTGAAATACTTCCTAATACTGTGGCTAATTGTTTGGATGAATTTAGATCCCAACCATTATCAAATACTTTCTGTATTTGTTTTAAACCAAATGATAAAAATACTAAAGCCATACCTGCTGCTGAATATGCAGCGGCAGCAGCTATCATTGCACCACTATCCATAACACCAGCAAAGGCTCCTTTTAGGCTACTAAAGAAACCTGCATCTTCTTTTTGTCCACCAATAAATGCCATTTTAATACCTGCTAATAAAGTAGCAAGGTTTTCAGAATCTTCTTGGTCAAAGTCAACTTTTTTAATCGCCATTAACCCTGGTGCTAATAACATTAAAGCAATACCAACTGCCCCTATTGCTATTGCCCCTGGAATAATAAATACTGCACCTGCACCGGCAGCTGCAAAGACTAAGCCCATTGCAGTTATAACACCAGCCTGTACACCTATCTCCTCCATAGTTACATTGGTAGTTGCAAATTCAAACGGAATATAACCTATACTAAATAAAAGTAATCCTATTCCCATTGCAGCTAAACCAACAGCTCCCATAACAATAGTACTTGCAAATATTCCTACTATTGCTGTTGCTATACCAATTCCTACAAGTATACCTGCCTGTACGGCAACCGATTCTAAAGTTGGTGCAGTAGACATAACAGCATAAGCAAATATTGCATATCCTAAACCAAATACACCTAAGGCAACACCAGTTAATGCTAACGCAGCTGCACCTTTTCTAATTTGTTTAGAAGCCAATCCTAAAACGGCTACGGCTCCACCAACAACCAAAAGTACACCAACCATTCCAACTATTACTTGTGGAACCATTAATATAAACAATGTAGTAAGTGCAAAGAATGCTAGTCCTGTAGCAAATGATTTAAGGGCATCACCCATACGGTCTAGTGCCTTAGCACCTTTACGTATTCTTTTATCTGCCGTTCCTAGCAATAAAAATAAAGGAACTATTAGAGCAGTAGCAATATACATTAACGGTATTCCTACAGCCGCAGGTATTAAAAATAATGTAGCTTTTGCTAAATCTTTTGCAAATGTGAGTATACTTCTACCCATCATCGCGAATGCTAACATTCCATCTTCTAACTTTTCTTTATCTGAGGCTCCCCATATTTCTAATTGATCTTTAACAAATTCATTAAATTTCTTAATTGTCTTTTTTGGGACAAGCATAAAGACTAATAACCCTTTAGCCATTTCAATCGTACCAGCACCTAAAGCCTTAAATGCATTACCGCCTGCCTCCAATTTTGATACACCACTCTTATTTCCACTAGAACCGCCAAATAAACTACTCAATCCTCCACCACTATTTCTTTTCTTAAGTAGTGCAGTTTGTAATTGCAACTCTTTTAAGATAGCACTCTGCACCGCATCACCAACAGTACCTTGTGCTGCCATTGCTGTTACTAATCCAGTAATTGCATCTGCTGTTGTTTCGGTAGCAGCTTGGATCTTTGTTAATGGATCCATTAATTGTGCTAATGTTACGGCGGCCATTTAAATTTTATTATTTAAAGTTTTGGCATGGATATCTTTGGCATACTAGTCATATATGGAACTTTTACATTTGACATCTGTCTTTTAGCTTGCCCTGCCATGTTATCCATATTGTATTTATCGTTCTCATCTTGCGTTTGTTGTTGTTCTTGCTTATTACGCTCTTTCAACAAGTCATTATAGATTTCCAAAGTATACTCATATTCATAGAAAGGAAGCAAATCCAACTCTGATGGTTGGAGATGCAACTTTTCTAATAATAGTACCCTAACTTTAAAGAAGTTCAGAAGAGATATCTGGAATAAGGAAGAGAGCCTTGATACCGCCGGGAAACGTTAAAGGAACGGTGACCTCCTCACCGCAACTTTGACATGGGAATCCCATCTCTGGCTTAACGCCTATTTTTAAATCTTCACATAACCTATAGACGATAGTAAACTTAGTGGCATCCCAGCCTTGAAAAGATGTAATCTTTGAAAAGATATCTTTTTCATTCCATCCTCGCCACTCTCTTTGTAGATAAGGCAAGATAGCTAATGTAGATTTATCCCACCCTAGATTTTGCTCTTCTCTATCTCTGATATAATCAGTTATCGCCCTCATTACGCCTACTGTAGGAGGTGCTAATTTAATTTCACCATAACTTTTAGTTTGAACGGTATAACATTTTTCGTTATGATCATAATATTTTTCAATATGATCACCTATAGAATTAAATTGTAAATTCTCAGTTCTTAATTCAACACTTTCTTGTGCTTTACATGCAGTTTGTTTACATGCCTTTTTACCTACTGGCATTTTAAGTACCTGTTCACCTACCTTAAATGTTAATTCTCTAATTGATAAAATTAAATAAATTCTATCTTCTTCTAAGATATCTTTATAAGATCCTCGTTGAGAACCATACATAACTTTGGTACATGACATAACCAAGTTATTTAAACCTTCATCTACTTCTTTTAAATTATTTTCATCAATAGTTGAAAAAGCTCTAATTTCAGCAACCTTTGCTGGCCTAATTTGAATTTCAAAATCATCTCTATAAAATCTACCACCCGATGGGAATGTAGATAAATCTAATTTAGTATAACCTGCTAATGAATTTAATCTCTGAATTTCTGGATCATCAGAAGTAACTTTTCCCATTTGCCTATTAACATCTACCTTTCCTAATTCAGAAATGACTTCTTTAGGTTGTTCAGTAGCTTCAGTTGTTTCTATTGCATCAACAGGTACCCCTTCAGCTGCTGCAAATTCTTTTTTAATATTTTCTTCGTGCTCGTTTGACATTTCTTAATTGTTTTTTATTAATTGTTTTTCTGGTTTAGTTTCACTAACGATATGTTCTATAATTAATTGTCTAACATACCTAGATATTGCAACTGGTTTAGTTGACCTTTCCATTGATTTTTGTATAATTATTGAATTTAAGCTTTCTTCATCCTCAGGTGTAATTAGGACTTGTAATTTTTTTGTAAGTCTTTTCTTTTGAGGAACTAATTCTTGTACAGTTTCATTAAAACCATATTTAGGATTATCGGATTTAAATTTATTAATCCAATATTCTACTCTTTTTAAAACATCACCTAAAGATTCATCATTATCAAATTCTTCTAAAACTTCTCTATTGAAAGCTTTAGTTCCAAAATCTTTAACTGCTCTTTTAATGTACTTACCTGTACCATAATTATTAGGATTATCATTTACAGAATATCCTACATAAACTTTTCTTGTTTTTTCCTGTTGTAATTTATAGATTATCATTTCTATATTATATATTTTATATTATATATTAGAGTGAAGGCAAAAAAACTGGGAAAGTTTTATACAATCCCAGTTTTTAAATTAATTATTGTTTTATGCTCCTACATTTTCCTCAACCCAATGATCACATTTGTAAGTCATTGTTAGCTGAGCAGCTTCCTGTGTAGTATAATTTAATTCATCAATAAAATCAGGTTGTCCTGTTGGGAATACATCTTTAAATGTAATCTTTCTAAAGATATCACCTGCTCTGTTGTATTGAACAACAATCATACTTCCTACATAATCCTTTTTCAATCCCATTTCACCTGTTAGCGGATCATAGATTAAATTATTCCAATTACGGAATGTATTATAAATGTAGTTTTCATTTGCTTCATTCAAGTTAAGACTAAAGTTAAGAGTTAAATCAACCATAGTTGAAGCCGGCATACCTGCATAAGATCTATCAGCGAACTTATATTTCTGATTTACTGGCTCAATTGCTGGATTTAAATTATTTAATCCTCCTATTGAATTTACTTGCTCTAAGATTAAACCCGTATCATCACCTAATGGTGAAAATACTGTCACCTCAAATAGGTTAGGCTGAATAGGTTCGTACCTTTGGCTACTGGCCCTTGATTGGGTATAATGTGGTAGTGGCATATTTTATTTGTTTTTTTATATATTCGTCTTTAGTTTCTTCTTATTGGAAGTTTCCTGTACTAATTGCTCCAGTTCTTAAAATTGTAGTTCTTTGTACAAGAATTTCCATTCCTCTTACTGGTTCAATATATGTATCTAGGATACCTACATTTTGATCAATAACTTCTGGTGTGTTATTTGTTTCATCCATTATATTTCTATAATCATAAACACCATCATCATTTTGAACAGTTGCTAAGAAGTTATCAGCTAATGTTTTAATTTCTAACCTTGTCTGAGCTGTATTAAATTCAAATAGGTAGTTTTTCAATATTGCTTCTATACCATCTTGGATGTAAATAACAACTTCTCTAACATTAATTGAACTTAAAGCAGATTTCGGTACTTGCTGTGCAGTTTTATTTGCAAAGATAGTTGGACCAGTTCCACTTTGGAATATGATCGGATTTAATCCGAATGGCTCCAAGTAATAACGATCATCTTTATCTAGGTTAATTTCTAAACCTACAACTCCATTTCCACCTATTACTCCACGTCTTACACCTGCCACGATTGACCAAGGTAATGCGTTTTCATATTTCAGAATAAAGTTATTAGATACATTTGCAGCTGGAGGAACATTAATGTTCTTTCCTAAATCCCTAACAGTAATATAAGGATAGAAGAATCCACCCCAAGAACCACCGCTAGT